ACCCAAGTATCAACAAGTCCCCAGTCTGGGTTACGGTCTAAGTTAGGGACAATGGGCGCAATCATCACCCTGCCAATGTCGGCAAATCCTGCAGAAACGCGAGACGTAGCGGCTACAGTCAGGCGAACATAGCGAGCCGTTTGCGCTGTTGAGAAGTATTGAAGAGAAAGCCAGTTTCCAGCCTTAATATTTGAGGCAACTGCGCCCGTGTCAAACACGTCACCGGCACCGGCACTCACAGTGCTTCCTTGCCACTGGACGGTGTCTGCTGAGTCAAGCAGCGCGCCTGCTATCAGCAGCACTTGAAAAGTTCTTGAGACACCAAAGTCAAAGTCAACTGTGTAGTTGCCAGGCGTTGTTGAGCGGTACACCTTTGCAAGACGGCGGTCTTGCAGATTTGACACGGGAAGAGTTGTCACGTTGCTTGAGGCAACAATGGTAGTCGCTGAGTAGTCAACATAGTTGTCATAGGCTAAAATCATGTTACCCCCATAGTACTAAAGTTCCTTGCCGTGTCTCGCAGTTTTCTCCAATTCCAATAATCCGGAACACCTTGCCTGTGGCCAGGCCAAAACGCGGCCAGGTAATTTCTATGTTTTGGTTAGGCTCGTACAGGTGTACTTGTGTGCGGAGCGTTACCTTTAAGAACTGCCGACGAACCTTGTACAAAGCAAGCAGTGAGTCTGCCTTTGACTGAGCAACTGAGCTGCTGTCATACAGTGTCTGAAGCAGAGGAGCGTCCTGCGCCAAAGAAAATGTTACCGCGACCGTGGGGTCAGTCGCCGTAGCAACGCGCGCCTCATCTTTTAAGAACTGCTTGCGTGTTTGAGTCACACTTCCAGCAAGGTCTTCTCCGCGCTGAACAGTCCAGTTTCTTTGGTAGCCAAGACGCCAACGATACACTGGAGGGTCTAGCTCGTCGGGGAGATTAATCTGCTCAACGTCAATGATGTCAGAGACGTCAAGGTCTGCAATGAGGTCTGTCGGGTCTGGCGCACTGATTATACCTGAGATGTATTGGCCAAGACGGTTGTTGCCCCACCAGGCACACACCCCTCCCATAATCTCGTTCACAGCCTCGTACACTGTGTAGCTGTTTGAACCAGAATACCAGCCAATCGTGTTTGTGTCAACAGTCTCAAATGACGTTGTGATGTCGGACGATGAGACTGAACCAAAGTCAATCAACATTCTCTTGGCAATGGCTCCAGCAGTGTCAACGTAAGAGACATTAGCGTCTCCTCTAACGTCCATGGTCAAAACTCCGACTGGGTTTGAGCCCGTCTTAACAAGTCCTTCTGCAAGGCATGTTCCAAAGGTCCCTGCACTTATTGAGGCGGCAGCAAGGGCAGCGTAGTTTGCATAATCGGCCGCCGGTGTTAGTGCAGCGCCTTGGTCATAGACGGCATCAACGGCCTGAGCAAGCCTTGAGTGAAACTGATAGATGTTGTTAGACGGGTCAACAAGAACTGGACTAAGGTTGAGCACCTTGCCAAACGCCATAGGCTTTGGCTGTCCTTGTATATTTGAGTTGCCTTCTGCACCGCCAGTTCCAAGGTACAGACTTGCCTGCAGTGGCGTATACATCTTATAGGCGGTGTCACGCACCACAATTCTAACTTCTCTTTCGTCGTCAAGCCAGTTGGCCGACACACCCGAAAACACCGTGCCAAACTCTCCGTACGGCTGCCCTTGGAGACCCATCTTTACAACTACGCGCCGTCCATCAACCGAGTAGTTTTGTGCAACGTTGTCTAGCTCTCTGTCAAGGTTGTTTACGGTGATTGCGCCAAGTTGCAGGCTTACTCTATTTCCCCTTAGAGGTGAAAGTGGAATTGACCGGTCAATTGACAGCGGAACCTTAAGACGTCCATCAAAATACACGTTACTTAAAGTGTCGCTTGGTAGACTTATATAGCCACGGTCTGAGTAGTACAAAGTTCCCGCAGACAACGCATTGAAAGCGGCGAGGGTATCTCCAATAGGCCAGTCGCCCATGGTGCCATCAGCGGTTGCGCCGGCCAAGACCGTTGGTGACACCTCGACCTCGAGACAATAAACGCGGTCAGCAACAGGTAGCAAGGCGGCCTGTTGAAACACGCTTAGTGAGGCATCCACCTCGCCTATTGGCATATCACCTATGGAGTAAAGACCTATCATTAGGTAAACCGCTCCATGTCTTTAGCACGCTCAAACAACTGCACAAGGCGCTCCATTTGAGCCTTAAGTTCAGCAAGAGATGCAATCTCAGCGTTTGACGCAGCATTGATTGCTGACACTGTAGAGTCTCCAAACCCGGTTAAGTTTAGGCTGGAGCCAAGCTGCTCAAGGCTTCCTCTTATGGTGCTCTCAAGAGCAGCATATCCCGAACCGCTTGCATAGTACTGCTGACCGAGAGATAGAACAGTGTCGGCCGCACTTGTGATGCCAGATAGAGCACTCCGGTCTCCGCCAAGAGCCGACTGGAATAGGTCGTTAAATTGCTTTTGAGCCTCCGGTAATTTACTTGAAAGTCCAAGTGACGAAGACGAGCCTAACAGTTGCTTGTTCAAATAGTCTCTTAGCGACGAGTTTGCTCCGCCTGAATACTGGTCGATAATCTGTTTACGCTGCAGCCCATACAGCTTCTCAAGGTTGACAAGGTCCGCGCCGACGCTAGTCGCCGTCTCTTTGAGTTGCTCATATTGTTTAGCAAGTTGGTCAAGAGCGTACTTCTGCGGGTCAACCAGTTGGTTTATTTGGTCTTGAATTGACGCATTGAGAGTGCGCCGAGTCTGGTCGTCGGTGAGCTTTTTGATTATGTCGTTGAGGTCTTTTGCGCTGCTAACAATCTTTTGAATATCTGCGTCAAGCTGCCCAAATATCAAGTTGATGTTCTTATATAGAAAGTCGGCGGCTGCGTTAGGGTCCGCACTGCCATATGAACCTGTAAAGTTTCCGCCTGCACCATTCCCATAGGTGATTTGAGTCCCACGAAATGAGCCTGTCTCGACGCCAATTGCCGAACCTGCGCGTGGCGCTGCGCCGAGTAACTGCGTGAGAGCAGGTATTGCTTGCTGAATTATCTGCAAGTTGTTCTCAAGGGCACCAATTGTTGCTGAGTTGCCCTTGCCTGTGTTCACCTGTGAGCGCGCAAGAGTCGTCAAGTCAATCGTTGTTCCAACTCCCGAGTTGGTCCGACCGCCTCCGCCAAAAAGTCCGGAAAGTGCTGTTCCGAGAAAGCCGCCTGCGACAGCTCCAACGGGGCCGCCTGCCATGCCTAATATGGTTCCAAGACTTGCGCCAATGCCGCCACCAATAAGAGCGCCGCCAGTTCCGCCAAGCATGTTTGCAACTGGGTTCTTACTTCCAAGTCCAAGGAGTGACGCACCTAATCCACCCAGTGCGCCATAGCCTAAGTTTCCAAAGGCTCCGGATGCAGCAACAACGCCGCTTCCCTTAAAGCCTAGGCCCATAGCCGCGTCAATACCAATGTCACTCAATGTGGAGCTAAATAGACCACCTCCAGAGAACAGTCCACTGAGTGAGCTTAGACTTGACAGTCCGCCAAGGCCCCCGCCGCCAGGGCCGCCACCCATTGATATACCGCCAGAACCTGACGCTCCGGACAAAAGGCCGCCAAAGCCAAGCTGCTGGAACACAAACAACGCCGCAACTTGAGCGGCGGTCTTTTTCATGATGCTTAACACCATATCAGAGAAGCCGTCAAATCCCTTAACGCCCTTGTCAAATATGTTTTCAAACGTCTGAGAAAATGCGTCTTGGATATTCTCAGCTGCGCGCTTCATAGCGTCAGCAACTGGGTCCGTTAAGTTTTGCAGCTTGTCAAGCTCGTTGTTCAACTCAGTGTTGGCCTTTGTAGCTTCCTCAAGGGCTTTTACCTCGTTAGGACCAAGAGCCTTAACATAATCTTTACGCATCTCCGCCGCTACGGCGTATTGCACCTGATACTCTTCAAGAGCTGCGGTCCCTTCTCTTGTTGCTGCAATCTGCTTTTGAAGCCATTCATTCTCAAATTTGAGGTCGCTAATACGTTGTGTACCAGTCTTGTTAAGCTGCTTCATCTGCTCTTGAAGCTGCTTTTGTGCCTCAGTGAGAGTTTTAGAGGCACTTGCCTCATCTTTCACAGCTTCTACCGTCTTCTCTTTTTGATTTTCGAGTTTGTGCTGTGCTTCTATCTCGCTTAAGAAAGACTTGTATATTGACTGAGTCTGAGCGTCCGCTTGCTTTATAGCGTCAGCCATTGTTAAGTTGCTGTCTGTCATCGCCTGAATGACAGCATTCACACGCAGCATTCCGCCATACACCTGTATAAGACCCGCCTGCATCCGGTCTAGCACACCCGATACAATTGGCTCTAACGCGGCAAACATCTTACTTAAACCGTCAACGCCCTGAGACGCACGTGTTAAGATAATATTGCCGCCTTCAGTTACCTTAAAAGTCTTTGCAAGTTGCTCTGCAAGGTTGTCAAGCGACGTTGCAAAGGAGTCTGAGCCGCCAACAGCCTTCATATAGGCCTCAGCTCCACCGCGAGTTTTTTCTTCTAGGCCAGTTAATATTATGTCTACGCCTTTTGCCTTGTCGCCAAGGGCAACCGCTGACTTAGCCGCTTCAACTTGAGCGTCGTTAAGGGCAACACCAGCCATGGTCAACATGCGCATGTTGTTACCAGGGTCTAGGAGTGCACGAGCTACAGAGCGCGCGGCTTCTTCAACACCACCAAACTTACCGGTTGCACGCTCAAGGTTTACCGCAAGCTCTAATACCCGCGCTTGCGTCTCCCTTGAGGTGAACCCTAGGCCCGCAAGCGTCTGCGACGCTTTTACGATATTGTCATCGTCAAATCCAGATAGCTTGCTTAGACGTTCTGACAGCTTTCCAACAAACTCAACAGTTAAATTTGTCTTGTCTCCAAGATTTTTAATCGTGTTTGCCAAGCGTAGCGTATTCAGTTCGGCTTCACGGCCTGCACTTATTATCTTTGAGACTGACAGATAGGCAGCACCAACAGCCGTAAGCTGTCGCACAACAACTCCGGCTGCGCTTTGTATAGAGTCAAGACTGCGCACGCCTTGTTCTGCTCCGGTTCGCATTCCGGAAGAGTCAATGCCAAGTCTTAAAATACTGTCTGCCACCTAGCGTCTCCTCACAGGCCTTGATTTTAAGTCCTGCTCCATCCTTTTCTTTTCAAGCTCTTTCCACTTATGGTCAAGGTACACCCTGTCCATTGCGCAGATAAGAGTTATAAAGTCTTCCACTTCTTGAAGTGGAGCAACAGCGCCGTGGTAGGAGACGATGTCTGAAATTCCAAGTGCTTGTGGTCCTCCACTTTGCTGATACCCTCGTTGACGGTTGAGGAGTATGAAGGCCTTGAATGTCGGGAGCAGCCATGGTAGCACTTCAGGCTCCGGTGGAATGTCCTCACTTGGGAGCTCAATGTTACTCTCTGCCGCTGCACGCTGTAAAAACTCAATGACATCGTGACTTGCTCCTCTTCCGTACTTCAAGTGCCAGCGAAGGACCTCTTCTAGTTTTTTTCCTCTCCTTTAAGCGTTTCCTCTTTGAACGTCGTGAAGTTTGACGCCGCTTGAATTACCATGTTGGCAAACTCGCCAATCTCAGAAAGTACCTGAACACAGTTATCCACACTATACGGCAGTTCTTTGCCGTCAAGGCGCAGACCCTTCCAGTCAATAAGAACTCCTTCGGCGAGTGCCTTAATTGTAAGCTCGCGAGCCTTTTCATCCGGAAGTTCACGCCAGTTTTTATATGGCATGCGCAAGCGCTCAAGTGCCTTTGTATGCCGCTTGCTTCCCATGCGACATACCTTGATTGAAAAGCCCTGGGATATTTCTACCCAAGCGCCGTCTTCCTCAAGCTTTTTGTCTGTCTTTAGTGTTGATAGGTCAAACACGCTAACCTCCTCTAAGTTGGTGCCGAGACCCCTACCACAAGGTCTCAGCACCCGGTTGCGCACAACCGCTCCTTTTGTGGTGGTAGGTCCACGAAGGCAACGGTCTCTATGCGGCAGACCTTGCCGCAAAGTCTTATTCCCAATAAGAGAAACGGTCCAACTGGATTTCGCAGTTGGTGGTCGCATCTCTAATTGCACGGAAGCCAAGGTTTACAATAACGTCCTGGTTTGCGCTTGACGCGTTGACCGGCGCATTTTCAAACTCGACGTTGGGCAGTGTGCAGACAATGGCGCGAACTCCGTCAACTGAGCGGAAGTTCAAGTTGGTCGCCGTTCCGTTGATGTACTTATCATAGAGAGTCTTATCTCCAAAGTACACTGCAAGCGAGCCACTAACCTCGCAACGACCTGCACCGATGTTGAACGGACCAATTTGACCAATTGCCGTGTTCATACGGCCGTTGTTGTTGACCGACAGGCTAAGGCTTGACGCAAGCGATGGTGCAGCCATCACCGAGCCATTTTCAGCGAGACGAGCGACGTTCGCGCCAGCTGACATCACGTTCTCAACCGTGGCGGCTACTGGCGTGCCAAGTGACGAAGTACTTGTAGCATGCGTAGCGCCCATGAAACCAAATGAGCCCGTGATAACCTGCTCAGTCTGCAAGTTTAGGGACATCGTGACGGGTACCATGCCAAGGTACGTTAAGTAGGACGGCGTGGCCTGGCCTAAGAAGGCCTTCTCAATTGTAAAGCTGCGACGCGTGGTGCCGTTGCGGATGTAATCTCCAAACCACACCTTGATGGTCTTACCTGTACCAGCGTCAGTTGTCCAGCCAACGGGCAGGTTATCACACGTAAGAGCCGTTGCGGCAATTGCCGTGACACGCACCCAAGTGTTCAACAGTGACGTGTTGAAGCGGTCACCTGCCGCGGTACCGCCAACCTTAAGCCACTGCCCAACCACGATGCCAAGCGTCGTGAAGTCTAGTGTTGTTGAGCCCAGGCCTGTTGCCGTCGCCGTGATGTCTCCCGACACGCCTGAGAAGCCAACAACCTTAAAGAACGCTCCAGCAGGAGGAGCAGCTTCTAATACAGATGACGAGTTGCCGGTTGTTACAGTTGTTGCAGTGTTTGCCGACACGCGGAACACGCCGTTGTTTGCCGCGTTGGTAAAGCCTGTTGCACGAACAAGATGGCCTAGAACAAAGCTTGCACCACCCGCGTCCAACGTGTATACCCCCGTGCCTGCGGCGACGTTTGCGATTGCCGTGTCAGCAACAACGTTGAACTTCTCAGGAGCCAGGGTCCAGTTGTTGTACAACGAGGCTGAGATAAACTGGTCAAGGAACGAGGGCTGCAGTGGGTGGCTCAACTCAAACCCAATGTCACCGCCATTGCTTGCGTTCGTGCGGATAAGGTCTGGGATTTGACGGTCAGAGCGAATTTCCTCGCTGATAACGTTGTTGATGTTGTAGGTCAGACCTTCGCCAGTGATGCGCATTTCGCTCATTGGCAAGGAACTTGTGATGCTCGGAGTCGTACCAAAGGTGGACTCTTCTACATAAGAAAGTCGTACGCGATTGCTGTCTGTCATGGCGGGCTCCTACTAAGTTGGTTGATTATACAAGGCGTCAACGTCAAATGGTACTCTTAAGGTGGCCTGGTACCAGCCATCGACCTCTCTAAGATTTGAGATGGATGGTGAGAAGCACCTAATTTCGCTAAGCTGCTTTGCTCGGAAGATGGCGGCTGCGAGTTCCGCAAGCTCCAGTGCGCGAGCCTCGCCTAGACCAATCCTTGTAAAGATGCCGATATTTATAACGCCAACCCACCGGTGAATATTTTGGCTTCCACCAAGTGTCACCTGCTGTGAGTCACCAGGGAGTATCGAAAAACGCACCCACTCAGTGGCCTCCCCTGGAAGCGTAAATGGAACGTTTGGGTACGCCACTCTATTAGAGGCGGTCCCTGTCCAGTTGTTCTTAAACTGTGTTTGAATTGCCTGGTAGACTGATAGGAGACTCATCGAGCACCTCCAGGAACGGGAACGTTATTCAAGTTTGAATAAAATGAGACAATCTCCGCCATGCTAACTTGGACCATCCCTTCTGGGGCCTGACGTGGTGAGCCTGTTCCATCTTCCAAGGACTGGATATACGGTAGCGGGTTTTGAAGATACGCAGTATCTCCAAGCTTGGCCCCAACGAGTCTTAGGTTAATTTCATCAAGCGCTGCTGCACCCTGCTTATCGGCAGACCGCTGGCCGCCTTCAACCTTGTCATTTATAGAGCAAAACCAGCTGTTCTTAGCGGTTCCACCAAGATAGCCTGTTGGCGGCTTTGAGTTTCCTGAGGGACTTCCCTTGGGATGCCCTTGCCAGTAGTCAGGGTCGCCAACGGGCGTTCTCCGCACGACATTCTCAAACAAGCGCGTGGCAATACCAATAAACAGCAGACGCGACTCTACGCCAACCTTGGCGGACCAGTTGTTGATGTCTAGGTTAAACTGCTTTAGCGACTCCTGGTTTGTCATGCTGAGGCCTCGCTCAACTGCCGAAGTTGCAGGTAGGCAATAACATTCTCGTCAACGGGTTTTGTAACATTCACAACGCGCCAGTCAATTCCGTCAACTGTGACAAGGTCCGTGTTTGGGTTTACTGTGATGGACAGTCCTTTTAGAGCAATCACAAGCTCGCGGTCTCCTGCCTTGATAAGTCCACCACTTGCGGCAACACGCTTCTCATTGTAGGTGAATATCTGGCCTGTCACGGTGTAGCTTGTAGTTGAGCCACCACTGTTGCTCAGTGTTGCCGGGTCGTAGGTACCAGGGTCATTGCGCTTTAAGGTGAAGCTTTTACCGTACTTGGCAAGCAGGTTCTTGCTTGTACCCGCCATTCTTGTGTATAGTGGCGCGGGCATATCTACCTCCGCCGTGTTTCAGTTCCCAGCTGGTCCCTGATTTCTTTAAGTGTCTCACTTACGGTAGACAGCTTCTCCTCAACGCGAGCAAGGCGGTTTGTCATCTCGCGCTCGTACATAAGCTGGTTGTCCGCGAGTAGTTCAACTTTTTGGACGCGCTCTTGAATGGTGTCAATGCGCATCTCCTGACGGATTCCCCAGGTGGTGATTGCAACGGCCACCACCAAGAGTGATATAGCTAACTTCACGTTTATGCTCGTGTTCTCGTTGATGTTCACCGTCGTCTCTTTAGAGTTATGAGTCATTGACGTCTCCGCCGTTCTCAAACTGTCCGAAATTGAAATAAGCATCAGACGTGTTCTCCGGAGCATAGACTGAGAGGGTGTCTTGTCCCGTTCCGTCTCTGACAAGTCCCTTGAGAAGATTTGTAATACCGAAGACAATGCCGGATGGCGCGCTTTCGGAGTATGTAACTGCAATTGGGCCGACTCTTTCACTTGTTACCTTCCCTCCGCCTTGGTCGTCGGTGGAGAGAGTCGTACCGGCTCCCGCCTTCAAAGCAAGCTCCATGGCGGCTCGCTTTACTGCCAATGGCACTATATCGTTAGCCACATCAAGCTGAGCTGCGGTGTCGTACGCACTGCTGCGTGGCCACGCTAAACCTTGCGTTGATGTCTTCTGAGAACCTGCAAAAAAGAATTTTTGGTCAATGTACAGAGTGGCGTTTCTTATCGCCGCCTCTTTTGCCGCAGTTGATAGGGTAGACCAGGTGACATCATTTATGTTGGTTGCATAGGTATCAGTGTCCGAGACGCTTACATAAGCGTCAGCGTTTGTTACGCCTGACCCAGTCTCAACGGTAAGTGCCACCTGTCAAACCTCATAGACTTACTCTTCGTGTTCGTCTTCACCGGCGGTGTCGTCCAGCAACTTGACAGGAGCTTCGGGCTCAACCTTGTTCGCCGGAGCAATTGCGTTGGCAGCATCCGCGCGAGCGCGGCGTGCTTGCAGGTCTTCCAGGACACGTGCCTCAAGCTCAGTCAGGCCTTGCGTGTCGCCACGCTGTTCCATCAGGTCAGCCAGCTCAGACTCGTCCAAAACGCGCAGGAAGCCGTTGTCAACACGGCGGCGCAGCGTACCTGCGGGCCAGTCCTTGAAACGAATGTCGTTGTCTTTTACAATCTCTTGGTCGCTGAAGTCTGCACCAAAAGCATGAAACGGGTCAGTTACTAGGTAAGGCATGGTAGGTACTCCTTAGCTCAGGGTTGTTGGGATGTTGCGGTAGAAAACTTTGACGAACAGCGGGCTGTTCCCTGTCGTGACTTCACCCGTGGTCATATGCGCGACCAATGCGGCGTTGGCCGTTGGTGTTGCATCTGACGCACCAGACGCGGCGCGATAAGGATACGCGATGCGGAATTGGCTGGACGTTTGGTCAAGGAAACCAGTCGTCTCAACAGTTGCCAAGATAGTACCCGAACCGTTGGTGTAGCGAATTGCCAAGTCTTCACCTGCGGCGATACCTGCGTAGGCCGCCGAGTTGTAGTTCAAGAAAATCAGAGCCTGTTCAAGAATTAGGGCACGGCCAGCACCAGGAGCAGGAACCAATTCAACCGGAGTTGCGTTAAGTGCCAAGATTTGAGCCGAGGTCAGCGTGACGTCTGCGAATTCTTGGGTTACAGCCTCAGCAGCGTTGTCTCCCCATTGCATGCCAAAGCGCGTATGAACGACGTCAAAGGCAGTCTTGCCTTGAGTGTACGCTACTGGGTTACCTGTGCGGTTAATTGGCATAGTTCAAGTCTCCTTTTCTGTGTCCCTTGGCCCAGCATTTTTAGGCGCTGGGCCTTAGAACCTTAACTCAACAACCAGCTTACGCCACCACGTTGCTGAAGAAAGCACCCAGGGCGCTCGACGTCAGCAGCATGTCGAAGGAAAACTGGCAACGGATGACATCCGAAACAGTCTCGTTGTCGCGACGCACATCAACCGCAACGCCACCAAGGCCACCTTGACCGTTGTAGGCGTTCCAAGCAACAATGTAACCAGCGGCAGGAGTCATCAGCGACGGAGCGGTGGGAGTGTGAACCAGCAGAGCGTTCTTGCCAACCAAGAAGGCGTTCGTGATGGTCAGGCCAGGAGCCGATGTCGTTTGAACAGCGTCTGCAACCAAATACTCTTCAACGTCCAGCACCTGCGCAATGACCAGGTTGGTCATCTGCACGGTGATGCCCTTCAGGCGCTCAACGATGAGCGGGTGCTTCTTCAGCTGCTCGTGCACCTGACGACCAACAACCAGCTTGTTCGGGTTCTTGCCGGTGGCCAACTTGATGGTCACCTTTTGAGCAGCAATGTCCGAGATAGGGTCGCTGTTCGCGCCGTCACTCCACAGGTTGGCCGGGGTCGTGTCCGTCGCCCAAACGCCGGTCGTCATGAAGGCCGTGACGAACTCAGCCTCGCGGCGTATCATCATGTCCTCGGTCAAGCCATTCACCATGGTCATGTCCAGGTTGATGGCAGGGTCCGCGTTGGCGCGAGTTTCATCGGGGATTTTACCCTCAATCGCCCAAGTTTCGCAGAAGTAGCGACCGGTGCTCAAGGCGATGAGCTTCTCGGCGGCCTTCGTGCCAGGAGCGCGGCGCGCGGCGGCCGAGCGCAGGAACGTGTCGCGCGCGAACGTGTAGTAAACGTCCGATTGCTTTTGCACGTTCACCACGGGGAACACCTTGTCGGCCACAAAGCCAACCCCGTCGTTCATGAACGCAATCGAAAACTGCGTCAGCGCGGCATCGACGTGTACCTGGCTGGGAATTAAGGCTGCTGGCATAGTGGTCTCCTCCTGTTAAGTTCGTTACTTGTCCTATGCTAACGGCGTCGGGCAAGGGTTGACAAATACTGTAAAGCGTCCACCGTCAGCGGGCGCAGCTTCTGTCGCCGTGCCCAGGATGAAGTCACCTGACGAGGCCTGCTCGGCCTTGCCGCTTGTACCTGCGGCGGTTACGTTGAAACCGGTTGCAGCCATCGAGACGGCGCCGTTCGACACAACCTCGAACAAACCAAACACGCCAACTTCGGCCATTTCACCGGTGTTCGGCGTATTTAGCAGCACGCCCAGGGCCTTGATGCCCTGACCGGTTGGAAGAACAACCGCGCCGCTTGAATTCAGTTGCACGATGCGGTATTGCGACGTGCGCAGGTCAGCACCAGCCGTGAAGTGGCCGATGGTTGAAACTCCGAGTTGGTTCAGCATGGTACTTTCCTCCTAAAAAGTCGTTGTGTTACTTACGGCCGTTGGCCACAAACTCATTGTACAAGTCGGGATGTTCCTTGGTAACCTGCGTGAAGGCCTTTGCCATTGACACGTTCTTGCCTTCGGCCTTTGCCTTGGCGATAACGTCCGCGGCCAGCGCGTCGAGCTTCTGCTTTGCGGTCTGGTTGGTGTTTCCAGTTCCATCAGCGCCGGTACCTTTACCAAGTTCTTCAAACACCGCGCTGGTCTTGCTCAGCTCAACCGCCGACTTAACGATGGTCTCTACCGACTTGATGAGCGCTTCGTCCTTGCTCTTGTAGGCCGATACGATGTCCTGCAGCGGCATAACGCTTGTGCCGGCCAGCAGCGCCTTGGCCTTTTCTTCATATTCTTTGTTTTGCTTCTCAAGGGTCAAAGCCTCGTTTGCTTTGGTCAGCTCATCGAGCTTCTTCTGCAGCGGGGCAACGGCCTTGGTGATTGCGTCCGTCAAAGCGGCGGCCTGAGCGGCGGCCTTCTTCTTTTCTTCAATCTCGACCTCAACGGCGGGTTCGTCGCTGCCCTCGCCTTCTCCGTCCATCTCGGCCTGGTCACCTTCGTCTCCGCCTTCTTTCTTTGAGCCCTTGGCAGCGTCTTCTTCGCAGGCCTTGCGAACATCTTCTGGAAGGCTATCGAACAGTGCG